AACTTAAAGGTTCCGTTCCTGGTCAAAGCAGCACAAATTCCTGCTTCGACATTAGGTACGATTGAAGTTCCATACTTCGGTAGAAAAGTAAAGATCGCAGGTGATAGAACATTTGCTGAATGGACAGTTACAGTAATCAATGATGAAGACTTCTTGATTCGTAACGCCATGGAAGAGTGGATGAACACTATCAATTCTCACGAGGGTAACCTTAGAGGATTTGGAGGCTCAGCGCCCGCACTTTACAAAGAGCAAGCATCTGTTACACAATATAGTAAATCAGGTGATGCGCTCAGAACATATAACTTTAACGGCATCTTCCCAGTTAACATCAGTGAAATTGAACTGAGTTGGGAAACCACAGATGCTATTGAAGAGTTTCAGGTGACGTTCCAGTATGATTACTGGACAGTTGGTGGCCAAACCGGTAACGCTGGTGGGGCTTAATAAGGTTTAGAGAGAGGGGGTAACCCCTCTCCATACCTTAAAGGAGTTATTATGGCAGAACTTTTCGGTTTCGAGATCCGTAGAAAACAAGATGTAGAACCCGTGTCATTCGTTCAAAAGGACGAAGACGACGGAGCTGTAAACATTGCTGCAACAGGCGGTGCTTATGGTACCTATGTTGATCTAGAAGGCACTGCAAAGAGTGAAGCTGAATTAGTAACAAGATATCGTAAAATGTGTATGCAGCCAGAGGTTGAGCATGCTATTGATGATATTATTAATGAAGCAATCGTTACTAATACAGATAAAGAAATTCTAGAAATTAATCTTGATGACGTTCAACTATCTGCTGGTCTTAAAAACAAGATTAGAGATGAGTTTAAGAACACATTACGTCTTTTAAATTTTCAAGATAATGCTTACGAGATTTTTCGCAAATGGTATACAGACGGACGTATGTACTACCATGCGATTATTAATGAGCAGGACCCACGTAATGGTCTTATTGAGTTAAGATATATTGATTCTCGAAAAATAAGAAAAATTAAAGAGACTACGAAGCAGAAAAAAGGCGAAGCAATAGTACAAAAAGTTAAGAACGAGTACTATATCTTCAACGATAAAGGCTTCCAGAGCAAATCAAGTCAAGTACCTAATCCAGCAACTGGTGGTGTACAAGGCTTAAAGATTGCAAAAGATTCTATCATCCATTGTACATCAGGTCTGATGGATGAGAACAATAAAATGGTATTGTCACATCTTCATAAAGCTATTAAGCCGCTCAATCAATTGAGAGTGTTAGAAGATGCATCAGTTATCTACCGTATTTCAAGAGCACCAGAAAGACGTATCTTCTATATCGATGTAGGTAACTTGCCTAAGATGAAGGCAGAGCAGTACTTAAGAGATATGATGGTCAAGCATAAAAACCGATTAGTATATGATGCTGCTTCTGGTGAGATCAGAGATGATCGTAAGTTTATGACTATGCTTGAAGATTTTTGGCTGCCAAGACGTGAAGGTGGTAGAGGTACTGAGATTACTTCACTACCAGGTGGTAGCAATTTAGGCGAAATGGATGATATTATCTATTTCCAAAAGAAACTTTATAAGTCACTTAATGTACCTATTTCACGGTTAGAGCCAGAAACAGGATTCACATTAGGTAGAGCTTCTGAGATCAGTCGTGATGAATTGAAGTTTAGTAAATTTGTTTCTAGACTTCGTTTACGTTTCTCTCATCTTTTTGATAAGATATTAGAGAAGCAGTTAGTTCTAAAAGGTGTCATGTCTACTGATGAGTGGATGGATATCAAAGAATTAGTTCGATACGACTTTATTGAAGATAATCACTTTAGTGAATTAAAAGACGCTGAGGTTCTTCGTGAGAGATTACAGACATTGAATGAAGTAGAGAATTATACTGGTAAGTACTTCTCTAAAGCTTGGATTCAACGTCATGTACTTAAGATGGATGAAGAAGAAATCAAAGCAATTGAAGGTGAGATCGCTGCTGAAGAGCAGTCAGGTGAACTGGATGTTGGTTCTCGTGATGAGAACGAGCAGTAATTATAAATAAAGGTATAATACAATGTCAGAATATAATGTACAAGACTTAATTAAAAATGCCATCGGTGAAAAGCCAGTAGCTGTTCAGGACGTATTTGACAATCTTATGGTTGCAAAAGTACGTGATGAGATTTCCGGTAAAAGAATGGAAGTCGCGAATGCATTTGTAGCAGATGATGAAGAGGTAGAACTCGATGATATCACTGATGCAGAACTTGAAGATGCCGCTGAAGATGAAATTGATAATGAAGAACTAGATGATGAAAGTGATGTCGATTCTGATGATGAATCTGACGAAGAAGCAGAAGACGAGATCGACGAAACTGAAGAAGATTCAGAGGAAGAAGAAAATGGCGAAGACACTGAGACAGATTCTTGAGGTTGCTGAACCTAAAGCAGGTGATGAAAAGCGCTTCAAAGATAAGCATGTAGTGCAGAAGACACGCAACCCTGCATATAAAGATGAAGCAGAAGAAGATGCGGTTTATCAAGCTACTAATGTAAAAAAAGATAAGACTAAAAAGTCCGGCGATCATACAGAAGGTGATGATGCGAAAATGTATGAAGCAAAAAAGCTTCAGTCATTTTACAACACTGAGCTTGATGAGGAAGAAAAGTTTATTCCAGAAGGTGTCGTTGATACTTTAAAAAAGATTCAAAAGACTCGTAAAGAGATGCAGATTAAGTTTAAAAACGGCCAGTCTATGGATGTAGACCCTAAGACAGCAGGGATGCTGATGGACGTTCATAAACAGCTTAACAGTGCAAATGCACGTAAGTTTCAGCAATCATTAGAAAGAGGCCAGGATCATTTTATGAAAATGGTTGACTTTGCAGGGAGTGTTGCATGATCTTAAATCTTAAAGGTGATGAAAGAAATGTAAGCACTGCTAACACAGTTAGTAATGCATCATGTGTACGAGTTTATATTGCTACTGGTACAAGAGTTATGACTGTAACTGACGCTGGTGCAACTCAATTAGGTAACACAACGTTAGGAGCAGGCCAGCATATTGTATCTAAGCATCCAACAGATTTGCTTACGTTCAATAGTGCTACTCCATGTACTCCTATCGCGTTTAATGTAAGTTAAGAGGCTATGATGAAACTCTTTTGCGAATTATCTGAAGAAGTACAGTTAGTAACTGAAGCTAGAGATGACGGATCTAAAGACTTCTTTATTGAAGGTATTTTCATGCAAGGCGATATTAAGAATCGCAACGGTAGAGTTTATCCTCAACAAGTGCTTGCAAAAGAAGTATCTCGTTACAATGAAGAAGTAATTAAAAAGAATAGAGCTTATGGCGAATTAGGTCATCCAGCTGGTCCTTCAATCAATCTTGAGAGAGTATCTCATATGATTAAAGAGTTGAAGCAAGACGGCGCTAATTTTGTCGGTAGAGCTAAAATTATGGACACACCCTACGGTCAAATTGTCAAAAATTTGATGACTGAAGGTGCCACACTTGGTGTATCTTCAAGAGGTATGGGCTCACTTAAAGATGTAGGTGGTGCTCAACAAGTACAAAATGATTTCTACTTAGCTACAGCTGCTGACATAGTTGCTGATCCTTCTGCACCCGATGCTTTTGTTAAGGGTATTATGGAGGGTGTTGAATGGGTGTGTGTAGACGGCAACTGGCGAGCACAAGAAGTAGTAGAAAGAATCCAGGAAACTGGTAGACGTTCCGTGAAAGAACTTGAAGAACAGAAGCTTGCTCTGTTTGATAGATTCCTAAAAACGCTAGGTTGATTAAATTATAAATATTACTAGTAAATCTCGATAAAAGGAGCTAACGATGGCTGAAGAGAGAAAAGATCTAGAGGATCAAGTTATCGAGGACAACATCACTGAAGAAGAGCAGCTCGATGAGTTTAAGGCTTCTGGTGAAGATTCCTCTGTAGCCGATCCTGTAGCACCAAAAGGTGGTTCTGCTAAGGCGAACCGTAAAGCTGATAAGGATGGTGGTGATAAGGGCACTCAAGAAGTACCTGTTGCCTCAACACCTGGTCAGTCTAAATCACAACTTATGGCTAGTATGATGGTCAAGATGGGTGGCATGAATAAGGCTGCACTTCAGGCTATGTACAATGGAATGGCTAAGCAACCTAAAGCTGGTGTTGCACCTTCCATGGCAATGCCAAAGCTGAGTGTCAAAGAAGACCTCGGTGATCTGTTTGGTAGCGAAGAGTTATCTGAGCAGTTCATGGAGAAAGCTGAGACAATTTTTGAAGCAGCTGTTAATGCACGTCTTACAATTGAAGTTGAAAAACTTCAGGAGCAGTTTGACGATAAGTTAGCAGAAGCTACTAAAGAACTTGAAGAGCAAATGACTACTAAGGTCGACGAGTACCTGTCATATGCCGCAGAAGAGTGGATGAAAGAGAACGAAGTTGCTATCGAATCTGCTCTCAAGGTTGAGATTGCTGAAAACCTAATGAATGGTATGAAGCAAGTATTTGCCGAGAACTATATTGATGTACCAGAAGAGAAGCTTGATGTCTTTGAAGAGTTAGCTGCTAAAGTAGATGAACTCGAAGAGAAGCTTAACGAAGAAGTTAAG